GGCGACAGCCGTAAACCAGCCGACCAAGTGGGGGCAGGATGGAGTCGGCGCCGGCTTCATCAACATGTCCAATAACAACGGAGGCAATGAAGTGCTTACGGCTGTCGCCCTGTACCAGGGTAACGTGGCTTCGTTCTCCCGCCGCACCATCCAGCTTTGGAGCATCGACACGGATCCGGCCAACAATCGACAGGGGCAGATCCTGGCTAACACCGGTTCCTTCGGGCAGAAGAGCGTCATCTCGGTAGGAGACATCGACGTCTTCTATCTTTCAGACTCCGGCGTACGGTCTATCCGCGCGCGCGACAGTTCCAATTCAGCCGTCGTCAATGACGTCGGTACGCCTATTGACGGACTGGTCTTGTCTGACATCGCCAACATGACCTTCGACCAGAAGGCTAAATGCCCAGCCGTCATCGAACCTATCGATGGACGCTACTGGCTGGCTATTGGAAGCAAGATCTACGTCTACTCGTACTTCCCAAGCAGCTCGGTCGCCGCCTGGTCCACCTATGACTCCGGTCATAACTTCACGGAATTCACCACCAAGGACGGCAAGGTCTACGGCAAGGAAGGTAAGAACGTGTATGTCTATGGCGGACTGGACGGAAATACCTACGATAACAGCGAGATTGAGGTAATCCTACCCTACTTGGACGGCGGAAAGCCTGCCCATATGAAGACTCTTTTGGGTCTAGATATGACCTGCGAAGGCGAGTGGGCGGTCGAGATTGGTATGGATCCGGTTGCTCCGGACGCCCGCGATCTTGTGGCTACGGTCAGCCAGCCCACCTTCACCCTTGGCCGAATCCAGGCAACCGGGATGGGGACGCATGTAGGCATCCGCATGACCAGTAACTCGGACGGCTACGCGCGATTGGCTAACCTTATCGCCCACTTCGACTTCAATGAAAGCGACTGAACTGTATCCCGAAGGGGTGCAGCACGTCGTCCACAACATGAGGGCGAAGGACCAAGCGGAGATTTACGCTACCCAATGGACCGACGACCCTTGGGAATTCGGCAACTCGATCCTGCGGATGAACGGAGGCGGGTATATCCTACATGCCGACGACGGCGAACCAGTCGTCGCCTGCGGTGCCATGCCCATGTGGAACGGCGTCATGTCGATTTGGATGTTCGCAACCGACAGGTTCGACGAGATATCTCTATCCGTACACAGGTTCGCCAAGAGGGTGTTTTTCCCAGTTCTAGACGAAATCGGATGGCATCGCCTGGAGTGCCGGAGCATCGCAACCCACGACGTCGCCCACCGATGGCTGGAGCTGCTAGGCGCGGTCAAGGAGTGTGAGGTATCCAACTACGGCAAGGCCGGAGAGGCGTTCTACCTGTATTGCTGGACAAAGCCGCCGGCAGAGACACAATCGACTGAAACCAATGTGTAGTGTAAACCCAGCAATGGTCGGAAGGCCGTTGAAGCAACTCCGAGGAATCGGCGGAGCCGTCATTGGTGACTTGCGACAGGGTGGAAGTCCTACATCTAATCCGATTAAGCGTAGTCTTAATAACGCATCTCCTGCCGGTCCGCAGACTCAATACTCACCCTCTACCGGCGTAACCCCTGTAAACCAAGCAAGCCCACTAGCCAACGCGATGGTCGGTATGGCAATCGCCAAGCAAAACCCTAACGCATTCGCAAACGGACCTATCAAAATGAATTCTTCTAATAAGACCGGGAGGGTCATCTCCTAATGTGCTTCGGTGGAGGAGGCGGTGACGGCGGTGCAGCCCAGGCTCGCGCCGACGAGATGGCGCGCCAAGCCCGCATCAAGCAAGGCATTGGCAACGTAAACGAAAAGTTTGAAAAGTTCGACAAGGGCTTCTTTGACTCTCGCGGACAAGCCTATCGTAATTTCGCCACGCCCCAGGTCAATGACCAGTATAAGCAGGTTGGCGATCAGTTGGCCTTCAGCCTAGCCCGCACCGGGCTTGACCAGTCCAGCGAGTCTGCCCGCCAGCAGGGCGTACTGATGCGAGACAATGCCCTGGCTCGCCAGAGTCTCGCGGAAGGTGCTACTTCAGAATCAACCAAGGCAAGGCAGGCCGTCGAAGATCAACGCAACTCACTTATTTCGCAGGTCAACATGACCGCAGATCCGGAAATGGCTGCTCAAAACGCCCTGCGTTCTGCCGGCATCCTAGAGCAGCAGCAGGCTTTCAACCCTGTTGCCAACCTGTTCGCCAATACCACCGGACTTCTGTCCGCCGCCCAGAACGCTGGTTACTACTCCGGCGGTCCTGGCCTTGATCCTTTCAAGAGCCTTGTTGGAATTAAAACTAAAAACCGAGTCATTGGTAAATAACTATTATGTGTACCCCTCAACTCATTGAGCAGGCAGCTCAAATCAAAGCAGGCCAAGCCATGAACGAAGGCCCGGTCGGCCCTATGGCTTCCGGTGGACCTATTCCAAGTTTTATGGCTGGAGTATCTGGCGCGTCTTTACCGGCTTCCGCCGGTGTGGCCGGACTATTCCCATCCCAGCAACCTATATTCTATGATCACAGTGGACCTCCTGTAGTACAGCAAAGGGATTTCCCCGGTCGCTTTCCCCAGCCTCCCTCTATGGAAGAGTCTAATTTTGAACCAATGCCAGACCCAAGCCTGTATGGCAGAAAGGACGGAATTAGGCCGAATCATACGATTTATACTAATAACATTCAAAGTCAAATCCCGATGATTGATTACAACTACGCTCCGTACACGCCAATGAAAGAACGTATTGGACCTACGATCGGAGACATCCTAGGGATTAAGCCAGGTCAATACGAAGAAGTAGGCGGACCTGGAAGCTTCCGTAATCTCAACACCCCCCTTCGTTAATGTGCTATCCTGTTGCCATCGCACTAGCCCTTACGGCGGCAGGATCTGCCGCCCAAGCCGCAGGCGCTCGACGAGCCGCAAAGGCCATGTCTGGGGCTAGAACGGCTGAAAGCATCCGCCAGAAGGGCTTTCAAGGCGAAGCGGATGCGGTGGTAAACGAGTCCCTTAACAAGTCCGGCAGGGAAGCAACCGACGCCGGCATGAAGACGGCTGCTGCCGAGCGAGCTGCTGCTGCTGATGCAGCCGTTAGTGAAGTTCGTGCCCCTGTTGAGGCGGTTGGAGCCAATCTTGCAGGAGATACCTCCGTTAACCAGGTCATGGCTACGGAGAACGACCTGGCTAGGAATAAGAACCTAGGCTACGCAACCCAGCAGGGTCGTGCTAAGGCCGATCTTCTGTCTTTCAACGACATTACGTTCCAGAACGCGATCAACAACATCCGCGCCGGCCAGCAACTTAACACAGTTGGTAACTTCATGCGAGGTTCGTCTAATGTTCTTCCCATCGAACTGGAAGCAGCGTCACGCAAGGGTGACAACTTGAAGACCCTCGGTACAGCACTGTCTACTGCTGGTACTGTCGTGGGTATGGGGGCGGGTGCTGGATGGTGGGACAAGGCTGTTCCAGACCCTACAACGCTTACTAGCATTCCTAGTGGTGCATCTGTCACTAATCCGTCTATTCTTAACCTTGGAAACACGCCTTCTTTCCAACTCCAGGATATTCTGAATAACTGGAATGCGACAAAGTATAGGAACCTTGTTCCTACGCAAACTACGCTTACGGTACCTAAATCTATTAAAATCTAATGGCTGATCGCATCAATGTACAAGGTGACCCCATGTGGGGGCAGGTTCTTGCTAACTCTGTTTCCATGCTTGATCCACGGCGAGAGGCAGAAGGTGCCGCGCTCCTAGCTCGTACTCGCCTTAGCAACGCCCAGGCCGCTGGAGAAGAAGATCAGAACGACGCACTTACGTACGAATCTCTTAAGAAGGCAGGCTATTCGGACCTTGAGATTGGTGCCATGCGCGCCGCCCGAGATAAATCCGTAGCGTCTATTTTTAAGGGGGTAAATTACAACCGAGGCCGCGAGGCCGTTGGTCGCGGAGACCTTGTTGCCGGCGCCATGCTAACCGACCAGGCTTCGGCCATGCCGGAATTGCAAAAGGCCATTACTATTCGCGACTACGTCACCGGGCCAGACGGAAAGCAAGATAAGGGCCTTGCAGGTTTATTCCTGGGTGGAACCAAGTCTATCGACGGAAGCCTGTTGACCTATAACAAGGACGGGACTGCTGCCCTAGGATCGCTTACGCCTGTTGGTCAGTCTATCGTAGACTACAACACTCAGCGCAAAGAGACGGTCAAGGCCACCGGTGACGCCAACATTGAGTACAAAGAAACCCAGGGAAGCCTGCTTAAGGACAAAACCGAAGCCCAGATTGAAAGCCTCAGGAATCTTACTGACGCTCAAGTTGAAGAACTTGTTGCCAGGGGTGTTGACCGACGGTCGCTAACCGAAGCCCGCAAACAGGCTATCGCAGCCGGCGGCTCCGCGAGCGGAGCCAAGCCGGCTGATCCTGTAAAAGCAGCGAGGGCTTCGGCTGGATTGCTTAAGGACATCGACGAGATCTATACGAATGATTTCGCTCAACTCGGTGACAACAAGGCTTGGGGCATGCTCGACGCCACCCAAAAGCAGTCCCTCCGTGACCGCGCTCTCTACTATGTTGAGACCCAGGGGCTTCGCCTCCGGGAGGCCATTGAGAAGTCCAATGCAGATCACGGAATCAGCGGAAGGGCTAGTGAGGGTAAGCAGGGCAAGAAGGGCATTGTTTTCTCTGGCCCAGACGGTCGCGTAACGATTGAAGGATTCAAGTTCCCGTCCCCCTTGGCTGAAGTTGTCTCAACTGGAGCTGCCCCTGCTACCGATCCTGCCGCCCCCGCGATTACCCCTGCCGCTCCTGCTGCTGCACCTGCTGCACCTGCTCCTGCTGCCGCTCCAGCTGCTGCCCCTGCTGCCGCAGCATCCAAAGAGCCTTCCGCCGTAGCTGGAAATCAGCAGCCGGCTGTAATCGTAGCGAAGACGCAGGCAGACATTGACAATGCGCCTCCCGGTGCAATCATTGAGGTCAACGGTAAACGGTTCAAGAAACCGCAGCCGAAGACCAAATGACTGACAAGCTCGATACCTCGAAACTAGTCCCTCTCGACGTCACCGGCCTTGAGCCGATCGACGAACAGAGCAAGCCGCTTGATGTAAGCGCGCTGGAGCCACTGGATGTCTCCGGGCTTGAGCCTGTGGATGCACCTCCAGTGCAACCTGTGGCTGCTGTCGAGCCGATGCCAGTCTCGACTGCATTCACACCTGCCGCTGGTTCTTCTTCGCAGGCATATACCCCCGTCATTCCTAAGGTAGAAGAGCCTGTCGGAAAGACGATCTGGAACCGTAACGACGGCGTATTCCACAAGACCATTAAACCTGGGGTGCCCATCGGCATTGTCTACCAGGGCAAGAAGATGATGGCCGTCTATGATGCGACCACCGGTAAGTTTAAGACGGAGATCGACGATCAGACCAAGCCAATCAAGGGCAACTCCAATCCGCCTCCTGGATGGGCTGCTCCGTTCGCTGCCCCCATTACTCCAGATACGTTTGGAAAGGTCGAATTGGATCCATCAGAGATTCAGGCGTTCTCCGAAGGAAGGGGGGCGCTTCGTTCTATCCGCAACACCGCGCTTCGCGCGCTTCCTCCTACCGCTACAAGTTTCGCCGCTTTCAACGCAGCCGGAATTCCTGCTGCCGCTTGGGCCGGAAGG